GGCCTTCTGCTGTTGAAAATCCGGCAGGTGGTTCCAACGACAGGCGAGGCGTTGCCAGTGCAGATAGCTGTCCCGGCGAACAGTACTGTATCCACGGTAGGCGATGACACATGCTGCCCGGTAACTGGTGTGGCTGTGGTGAACCCGATCAACGTGGCTGTGACCGGAGCGGCTATGGTTAACAACACCGAACGCCTTGTTTATTTCAACAAGGTAAGGGGTGTATTGAGGCTCATGGATTGCTGTGTGCCTACAACCGCTGCGTCAGCTTCGGAAACGGATGTTGACGAGTAATAGGTTAGATTGGATGTCTAATGGGAGGGTATTCCCTCCCGCTTAAAAATCGAGATATGTTTAGAGACTTAAAGAAAGGATTTCAAGTATATACGCTGGATACGTCCGATGTTCCGGTATTCAGGATGGGGAATGTGGTCAACGTGTCCGAGCCTAGGTTCCAGCAACCCCAGATGGGTCAGATGGGGCAATATCAGCAACTACAGGATAGGGTGATAGACCTTACCGTGGAGATAAACGGATCCTCCATGACCTACGTCGTTCCGGAGGGTAGGGATGTCGCTATGTCCAATAACATAACTTTGGCCTGCTCGGTTGATCCGATCATGAACCAGCTTAACGCCGCTAAGAGAACTAGCTCCGATATTCTCGATAGTATCGATAAGCATAGGAGAACGCTAGAGGCTTGTGATTCGATCCTTGAGGAAATCAATCCGGCTTTTAAGCAGACTAAGGATCAAGACCGAAAGATTAAGAATCTTGAGGAGAAAGTCGATAGGATGGGATCCTCTTTCGATGAGCTAAAAGAGTTGTTAATTAAAAAATTAGGTTAATATGAGAGTTATAGATTTAGGCAACGGCCAAGAGGAATATGATGATGAGATCTATGATCGCAGAGGCGGCCGTGGACGTAGCAGACGTTCAGATGGGACTTACATGGGTTATGGTGGTGGAATATATGACCATTATGGCAAGGAGCATGACGGTAGGATGGATGAGCTAGAACGCCGTGAGCGTGATCTCGAAAGGCGCGAGAGGGAGCTGGAACGTGATGAGCGTGAGCTTGAGAAACGTGAGAGACTCCATGAACGAGAGGATGAGATGTATCGCAGGGGATGGTTCGGTGAACGTGGCATCCGTGACGAGTACGAAGGTACCGAACCGTATATGCGCAGGGGACGTAGGAGTCGTTACTACTGAGGAGCAGACGCTGATGACCCGGATTATAAGCGGTATATAGACACCCATGGATATCACTTTTCCAAGGAGTTGGCTAGGGAGGCCGCTGATAAGATGCTTAACGCCGATGGGTCCAAGAGAAGATGGACGATGGAGGACGCTAAGCAGATGTTCGATAAATGCGGGGCCAAGAAACCTGATAACGCCACTTGGGGAGATGTTCAATATCTGTTCGCTATGTTTTATAGCGACTACTTTCCTAAGGTATTGGACTGCGACCAGAAAATAGTCAAGGCTGTCTTGGCTTATCTGGAAGACCCTGATGCCCCGGAAGGGACGGCGTTCGTAAGGTATCTGGCGGTGCGGTGCTTCGTCGGTGACACAATCAAATGGAGTGATATGATTTAGGTTTGATACAACGTTGGAGAACCCTGTCGGCAATAGAATACCGATAGGGTTTCTTTTTGCCCGTAATTTTATTATGGCTATATTTGTTCGAGGTAGATCTTTTGTTCAGAGGGCGGGCGGGAATGAAAAAAGGATATCCTCACGGACACCCTTTCCCATTGGTTGAAAATTACCTAAAAACCTTATGAGTTACTGTTCTTCCGCGAATATAACGATTAAATAGAAAATATCAATGGCTAAAGGATATTACTGGATAGAACCTGTGGATCGGACGTTAAACGATTTTCAGTTTTATAAAGCACGTATCGTGGGCGATCCTGAATATGATGAGAAACATCATCATGTTATATTAAGGATGGATAAGTATTTCCCAGTAGGAAGTATCTTCCATGTCCTTAATGATTCTGAGATGTTTGTTATCGAAAGGAAGTTCAAGACATGGGGGAATAAGTATGTCGTTAAGCCTTGTGAGGGTGAATGGGAATGGGAGTCTGTCCAGAAACTTAAAGACAAGGCTATTATATTCCGTAGCGGATTCCTGCACGGGGACGGCAGTTTCTGACACTTACACGTATCCCCCCCCTCGATTTCTTGGTATTTATGTATATAACTATATTTGAGCAAAAAATAAGTTTGATATGGAAGATTTTCAAGGTAAATACAATGGTAAGCAGATAGAGCAGCTTTTGGATAAGGCTAATGATATTGATCTTACCAAGTATGCTCTTAAGACGGATAATGCCCCTACCGCCACGAAATTACAGGCGGCTAGGACCATAGCGCTGTCCGGGGCTGTTACCGGTAGTGTCTCATCGGACTTCGGAGACAACGTAACTATCTCCACGACATTGGCCAATTTTGATGCCTCTAAGATCGCGTCCGGAACCATCAGCATAGATAGGTTACCTAAGGCGGCTTTGGAGAGATTGGTCGTGGTAGCTAATGATACGGCTAGATTCGCCCTTACCACCGCTACGGCTCAAAGTGGTGATACGGTAAAGGTCACGTCTACAGGTAAGATGTATCTGATAAAAGACGAGTCTAAATTAAACAGTGAGGATGGGTATGAGCCTTACACGGCCAGTCAGGCTTCCTCCGTGCCTTGGTCAGGGGTTACGGGCAAACCAAGTACCTTCACACCTCCCACGTCCTCCGCTACCGTTCTTGGCGGTATTAAGGTGGGATATACGACTTCCGGGAAGAACTATAAGGTGCAACTGGATTCGTCCGGCAACGCTTACGTTAACGTTCCGTGGACGGATAATAACACAACGTATAATGAAGCCACGGCCGACACCTTAGGATTGGTTAAGATCGGCTATACTTCTAATGGAAAGAACTACGCTGTGCTTTTGGCTAATGGTAAGATGTACGTGAATGTTCCTTGGACTGATAATAACACGACTTATACCCAAGCTACAAGCGATAAATTGGGTCTTGTTAAGATCGGGTATTCGGCTAACGGGAAGAATTACCCGGTAGTTCTTGACGGAAACGGTAAGATGTATGTGAATGTCCCGTGGACGGATACCAACACGACATACACCAATATGGGAGCCGCTTCTGCCTCAGCGGCGGGAAAGGCCGGCTTGGTCCCCGCACCTGCCGCCGGAGCGCAAGCCAAGTATCTTCGTGGTGACGGGACATGGCAAACGCCTCCTAACACCACATATAGCAACATGGGCGGAGCGACGTCCTCAGCCGCAGGATCGGCGGGATTGGTACCCGCTCCGGCTGCCGGCAAGCAGACGTCTTTTCTTCGTGGCGATGGCACATGGGTGGTTCCGACAAATACCACATACGCTAAGGCTAATACCACGACCTTAGGATTGGTGATGATCGGATATTCGGAGAATGGCAAGAATTATCCGGTGGAGTTGGATAGTAGTGGTAAGATGTATGTCAACGTGCCTTGGACGGATACTAATACAACGTATGGTGTTGTAGGAGCTAACGGGTCCACGGGGTTGATCAAGAACGGCAGTACCGTGACAAGCGCCTCTGGATATACAGCTTGCCCTATCGTGGGTGGTATCCCATATTATAAGGATACGAATACTACCTACGCCAATATGGAGGCGGCTACGGCTTCCGCCGCCGGTGCTGCTGGATTGGTTCCGGCTCCTGCCGCTGGTAAGCAGACGTCTTTTCTTCGTGGCGATGGAACGTGGGTAGTGCCTACCAATACCACATACGGATTAGCCTCTACTACAGCTAACGGCTTATTGAGACAGCTTAATGGCAGTACATCCAGTTTCATGCGTGGAGATGGCACTTGGGCTACACCTCCTGACACGACATATGCCGTGGCCAATGAGTCTACTAACGGTTTGATGGCGGCCGCCGATAAGAAGACCATGAACAGGCTTATAGGGGTTAATACGGTCACGACATTAGCTAACCTGCCTATTAGCAAGAGAAGTATCACGGCTACGTTATCAGCCGCTACCACCCTATCCGTGCAGTCAGGGATGCAGATAGGGGAGGAGCTGATGATCAGGTGCGTCCCGTCGGCGGCCTTCACGCAGGCTATACCCAACTCCGGGGCTTATGTAAGCATGAGTGGTACTTCTATAACCACTACGGCTAACAAGCCTTTCGAGATAAATATCTGGTGTTACGCTTCAGGTAAGTATAGTATCGCCGTTAAAGAACAAGATTAATGATATAAGATATGAGCTACGTATATATAAACAGGGAAATATATCCCAATCAATTAGTTCAGGACGATCCGCTTGATGATAATTACGCCAAGGGCTATAGTTATGATGATTACATTAACGGGAATCCCGCCCCATGGATAGAGCTTGGGGAGGAGCAATTGGCGTTCAAGGAGGCTAATCCTAAAGCTACGGTTAAGGAGATTATCGAGGCTAAATTGGATGACTCAAGGCTTCTTAATGAGGAGAAATCGGCTAAGTATGAGGAGATCAGGACTTATGAGAATAATAATCTTCATGAGTTTTTCTTGGATGACCAAAATATCTATATCCCTGAATATGATAGGCGTAACGCTTTGGCTGATGGGGCTATAGCTGGTAAGATAACGATCATAGGTCTGGAGTTCGATATGACGGAAGGCAAGATCTTGATCGGGATGATGGATAAGTATGATAATGATCTGATGTCGGCGTTAGGAGCCAAACAGAGGGAAGTAAGCTTAGCCACTACCGTAGAGCAGGCGAGGGCTATTGACGCTAAGTCCGGCTATCCAGATAAGGTAAATATCACCATGACTTATGTCCGGCAACAGGCAAAGGAGAAAGATGTCTCCGATCCTCAGAAAGTGGCTGTCAGATTCTCCAGAATGGTGGTTAATAACAAGACTATATCTTTATCCCCTAATGAGAAACTGGATGTTAAGGTTCTATTCCCTATATGGGGACAAGAAGGGGCGGAGTTCGGGTTGTCGGTGGATGCCGGATTCTGTCTCAGGGTGGTGAAGGACGATACGGATATCCTTTATGAGGTTATTCAACAACATACATTATCAAAGGAATGGGAACCCGGATTAAATACGGCTTCCTTATACAAGGTCATTGATAAGGAGCATGCCGGGACCATAGGGGATCCTATCCCGTATTTCCCTCCAATGGAGATATTCAAGGATAAATATTACATCCAGAACGCTGATGTGTATAAGTGTACTAGGGATAGCGGAACTCCTCTCAGCCATAATCTACAGGATTTAATAGGTCTGTACGTGGAGCGGGTGTAGTCGTAGTGCTATCTATCCCCCCCCCATATTTTATGGCTAACATTATATAAGTTATTTTTGGCATAATAAAAGGACATTTATAAATATATTTAAGTATGGCATCACAAAAATTCGGTTTCGTAACCGTAGACCCGGTATCAGGATCAGGAGATCAGGCGGTTAATTTCTCCGGTGAGAAACACACCGGTCGTCTTCAACGCATTATCAACCTTACGGTCACCACGAACGGCGGGGCTAAGAAGGCGTTGGTAGTTAATCAGGCAGCGGCTGCTGAGGCGGTAAGATCAGACAGCCCTAACGCTTCCGTACAAAAGACAGGTGGTAATGTTACCATCACCGGTAAGTCTAACAGTACTAAGCTTACGTTCGCGGTCGCGCCGGCTGAGGAGAACGGGCTTACGTTACTACTCCCTGCTAACTACACGGCGGCTGGAAAGACTACGGCTAACGGAGCGGTTATCGCCGACGATCCCGGAGCCGCTGGCGAGTTCGTTTGGAGCATCACGATCTCGAACGTACCGGCCAACGTCACGATCGAGGAACTGACAGCTACATTGAAGGTAACTGCCGCTGGTGGCCAGGCAGCCAACGTGACGGTAACGCAAGCCTCTGGAGACTCTACTATCGAGCTTGACAAGGAGACTATTAACTTGGATGTAAATGGTACTCAACAGACGGTTAACGTAACATCTAATGACAGCTGGACATGGGCGCAAGCTGCGGCTAGAACCGTATTGAGAATGATGGGACGATAATCAGTTTCTTTTCGCTTACTCAGACCCCGATCGACTAAACCCGGTTGGGGTTTATTTGTTTTGCTATCTTTGTAATAGAACAAAAATAATATAGGTATGGCTAATGATTTGAATATTAATTGGAAGGACGGGGTAGGCGAGGTAACGGACCAGCCTCTGACCGTCAGCCCGGGGTCCGGGACCGGGAACGCCTCCGTTTCCTTTGGCTCGGTGATGAACAACGGTCTTGACCGAACTCTTGAGTTGGAGATAACAACTCCAAAAGGTGTTAAGAAGACGCTCACGGTGAATCAGGAGGGATGCCGGCAGGCTTATATCACGAGCGACGGCAAACGATGGCTGACTAGCGACAATCGGGTATATGGGGTTTTGAAAAGCGATGCTCCATGCGAATGCACGGGTGATTGCCCTTGATATTTTGTTTTTACGAATTTTGTAATTACATTTGTGGCGCATGTCCATCACCATGCTTTTCGTCGCTAATTTATTATAAGGGGATATAGGTCTGTGATGGGATCGGTATCCCTCTGTTTTTAATATGGAAAAGATAGATGTTTTCGATGTTCAGATTCCTGATGGGAGACAAATCCGTTGTATATCGTATAATAAGGTTACTTATTTTGATCTTGACGATATATGTAAGTTATGTTTTGACTCATACGACCTACATGATGTGGCTGACACTAAGGTTATGAGCGAGTTCCTACACCGTGAGGGTGGTCGTTATTGGACTACGATAGATGGCGTAAGGCAGTTGTATCGTAGGATTGAGTGTAAGATGTGTTTTGAGGTTATAGAAAAATTAAAGAAATTATGAGAGAGATGGAATTTGATTTCGTGATATATCCGTTGAAGTTGATTATCACGGTTGGGTTGGATTATAAGACATTGTGTGATCGTTTCGAAAATATGGAGCCTGAACACGAGGGGAAATGGGGAGATGAGGATGATATGGACAAGGAGGCGTCTTTCGCGAATTTGGTAAGGGATAGGTACGATGATGATAAATTTGCCATACTTTGGAATTTTTCGAGCGACGATGATTTAATAATGAGAAATATATGTCACGAGTCATTCCATATAGCAATGAGCGTGTGCCAGTTCTGTAATATGTCGCTTGGATTTAAGGTCGGAGAGGATGAACACGCCGCGTATATAGCCGGTTTTGCGGGTCATTGTGTTGGTGAGTTTATCAACAACAAGGATATGGATTAGACTATAAATTCATACAAGGGATACAAGAATATCAGCCTCCGCTTATTCGTGGAGGCTTTTTATTTATCTTTGTGAAAAACATTTATTTATGAGCAGTTGCGTAATTAAAAGGAATAAGGAGGGTAAGATAACCCGTGTCTTGACCCCTTCCGGCGAGGTATCCACCTTGTTCGATAAGATAGCGGGTATAGCCGCCGTAAGTGATCTTGATAAGGCGGCTGAGGCTTATATGACCGCATATAATGATAAGTTTAGGTCTAAGTTCGGGGATTGGGTGTCTAATGCCAAAATAGAGGGATTAAGGTCATCTCTTAGGTTTAGAACGTCGTCACAGCTGTTCGAGGAATACCCCACGTGGCTTAGCGGCCAAACCACTTCCACCGGTCAGCATTCCACGCAGATCACGTCTACCGTGAACACGTATAAGAAGATCGGTGATTTTATATCCAATGAAGGTCTGGAGGGCAAATCAGTGCTTGACGCCTCATCCGGTCTTGGCGTTGGCACGCAGGCGTTGCGTGATATGGGGATGGATGTCGATGACGTTGAGCCATATCCGTCGTCAAAAAGGATTCCTCCCACGTATTCAAGGTACGAGGATATAGACAAGAAATATGATTACATAATCAGCAACGCTGTCTTGAACGTGACCCCTGATGATTGG